GCCGATGAGCTGCGCCTGCCTATCCCAGATGATGGGGACCCCCAGCGCCATCGCGGTAGCATGGAGCGGAGTCGCGAAGCCTCCGTCATCTCGCGCCGGGCAGGAGAATAGCGCCGTCGCCTGCGCGACGAGCCGCGCGATGCCCTGCGAGTCCGGCTGGACTTCGAGGACCCCCGGCCGCTCCAACCCACCGGGGCACTCGCCGGGCACGTAGAAGACGCCCTCCCCGTGGTAGACATTCCACCAGGCGGCGAGGAACGAACGAAACGAATCGCGGTTCTCCGACGCGTCGGGATCGACTACGACCGTCGGCGTCGCCGGAGCTACTCGCTCGGGGAGGCCTCCCGCCATGTCCGTCCACTTGGCAATGCTGCGCTCGCGGATCAGTTCCGGCAGGCCCTCGAGGTCGCGCACCATCCTACCTGGATCCATCAGGGCGAAGGCCCAGGCTCGCGTCTCGTCGGAGATCTCGGAGTCCCAGGCCCTATCGATGGCGGCCCGAATTGCCATCTGATCCCCCGGATCGCAGTAGAGGAGGCGGTCTCCGTAGACCGCTCGAAGCTGCTCGTTCTCGGCTGCGACGAACGGCTTGCCCGCGTAGAGGAACTCCGCGGGGACCATCCCGAAGCCCTCATGCTTCGAGAGCAACGCCCCCATGCGACAGCGACGGATCGCCCGCCACTTGTCGGCCTCGCTCGCGTTTTGCAGATGTTCCTGGGGATGCTTCTCCGCGTCCTGTTTGCCCTTACCAATCTTGCGCACGTCGAGGCCGATCCATGTCATCTTGTACGCTCGCTCGTGCCCCCGGACCGCCTTGTCCAACTCCTTCCACCCCTTCTGATCGATGCCGCGGCCGATGAAGACCAGCTCGTCCTGCATCTCCATCTCGTCCACCGATGCCGCGATGTCGAAGTTCAGGATCGGTCGCACGCAGAGATCCGACGAACTGTGTCCGCGCCCGATCCACTCGAGCGTCTTCGCCAGCGACATCTCCGAACAGCTGATGATCCCGTCCGCCTGCTCGTAGTGGTCGCGCTCCTGCGGATCCAGAGCGCCTTGGATCCCTGGCAACGCCTCGATCAGCCACTTGCCCGGCTCGTAGACCACGAGCCAGCATGGGATCGCGAACTTCCGCGCCTCGACAAGCGCGCGGTGCAAGCACTGGGGAGGACAGCCGATCACCGCGTGGAACCCGCGATACTTCGTCTTCGCGCCCTGCGAGACCTCCCACGTGATGTTCTCGTGGTCCGGCCACTCGGGGAGCCAGTCGGGTAGTCGATTGACCACGCGATGCACGTGCACCCCCGCGCGCGCGAGTGCGAGCGCGAGCTGCTGATCGTAGAGACGAGCCCCAGAATAACCGGGCTCGCAGTAGGCAAGCATCAGGACCCGAGCCCTTGGGGTCGTCGGCAGCTTCACATGTTGGCCGATCAGGAGTCGGCCTTCATCCGGAAGATGTCGGTGCGTCCGAGCCTTGTCCTCCGAGATGGCGACACGGCGGAAGAGGCCTGTGTTCTCGAGGTAGGTCTGATGCCGCAGCAAAGTCGGGAAGGGCTTGCCGTCCCCGACGCATCTCCGAGCCGTGCCCTTCTCGTCGAGCACGTCCTCGATCGTCTGGCTGGAATCCTGCCCCGTGTACTGCATCCAGATCCGTGGACCCTTGACCGGCATGTCCGCCTCCTACTGCGGCATGCTCACGATCGGGATCGATGGCAAGGGAGGAAGCGCCGCCAGGCTTGGGTCGAGGAGCGACGGTCCGGCCTCGGGAGTCTCCTCGCGGATCGGAATCGTCTGGGGCTCCGGCGCGCCCATCGCGGCCGAGAGGTTCCGCGGGGATGCCATGGGGGAAGGGGTCTCGTAGGGTGAGGGATGGCCGGAGCTCACAGACATCGGGGCCATCGCCCGCTCCCGCACGTCGAGCGCCTGGGCCTTCACCGACAGTCGCTGCTCGAAGTCCTTGAGCTGCTTCCACTGCGTCTGGATCGCAGCTTCGCGTTCGTCCATTTTCCGGCTCCGCTCGGTCAACGCCCCGTCGGTCGTGTCCTGGCCGAAGGTCGGGATGTGGACGTTGCGGTTTTCGTTGATGAACGTCAGAAACTCGTTGGCATCGTTGTGCATCCGTTGCAGGTGCTGCATGTACGTCTGATAGATGCGTACAGCGGCTTCGTTCAGCGTCGCCATGTTGCCCTCTCCTTCCTTTCGTAACAAGGTGGGGGCGCCAGATTGCGCCCCCACCCACCAAGAGACCCCAGCCCGGGAGCTTGTCTAGGTTCCCATCACCCCAGCCAGGTTCGTCGCCGCCGTCCAGATGGCGTAACAGCGATTCGCGTTCAAAGTCTGACAGTGATCGAACCACCGGAGGGAGAAGCCGTGAGCCCGGCCGTAGTCGAACTCCTTCTCCTTCCAGATCATGCTCCCCAGCCCGAAGAGTCCGACCGCGCGCGCGTACCCGCGGGGACCGAAGATCGGAGCCTTGGCAGCCGCGACCGAGTAGTTCTCGGCCGCATACGGGATCTGCGAGGTCTGGAAGATCTCGACCCCATCCCACCAGCCGGCGAAGCCCTGGAAGTTCGGACCGATGTCCTTCGCCGCCGCGACCAGCGCTGCGTTGTTCGCCACGGCCAGGTACTCGGCGTGACGACAGAGGTCGTACATCTGGTAAGGGTTGGCGATCATGACGTAGTTCGCCGTCCGGGGATTCGCGGGAACTGGGCCGTCAACTGCCGCGCCGAACATCGGGACATCCTGGCTGCGCATGTAGGCTGCGCAGATCGAGATGTCGTTTGGAGTCAACGTGTCCGCGGCGGTGAGGAGTGCCCGGGTCGTCCGGCCCCCACCGTAGCGCACCTGCGTATTCGGAATGTTGGTGGCAGCGAGCCGAAGATCGCGGTCGATCTTCTTGCTCGCCCACTTCCCGAGCTGGTTGATCGCCGCACCCCGCTCATCGTGGATCGACTTCGCCATCGACTGCACGGTCTTGCGCACGGCATTGCCACGCTCCAGGGGACGGAACGTTACCTGCGTGCGAGCGTTCGGGACCTCCTCGTTGCCCTCGAGGACGGTCGTCTCGACCAGGTCGCCCGTGGCCGTCAGCTCGTCCTCGGTGTCGATGTGGATCACGTCCCCGCGGTTGGTCATCAGCTCGGACTTGATTTCGGCCCAGCGGGCGAAGAACTCCGCACCCGTCAGGTAAGCTTCGAGCTTCGTGGTCCAGACCTCGGGCACACTTCCATCGACGGTCGTCGAGGTGAAGGCGTTCGCGTAGCTCACCGCGCCCATGAGGATCGCGTTGTGCAGGTACTCCTCGGGGGACATGCGGATGCGCTGCGGAGCGTCGGGATCGAAGGAGTAGAACGGCCCGTTGAGAGCAAGGGCCTGCCACTCGTCGGCGCTCAGCCTCTCGGTATTCCCCCCGTGCGCGGCGTCGAGGAGAAGGGGATGGATGGGAGGACGATCGAGGCAGAGCAGCGGGCTCGGTCGGCCTTCCTTTCCTGCTGCACCGTCAAACTGGGCCAGTGACATCGGCCCATTGTAGTCATCTCGCAAGCTCCTTGTCCTTCCCGGTTGGGGAGAGAGTTGTCAACGCCAAGTGCTAGCCGGTCACCTTGCGCAGCGCGTCGCGCGTCGGGATCCCCTTCGGAGCCCAGACGGCCATCCCGCTTCGCGCGTCCATCTGGATCAGCCCTTCCTGCATGTACTTCACGGCATCCGAGACGCCCCGAGAATCCTTCTTGACCAGGAGCGACTGAAACTCTGCTCGAGAGAGAGCCAGTCCCGTCTTCGAGTCCTCGGGGTGCGGGCTCTGGGTGTGCATGCGCTGCCCACCGGCGGCCCGGGTGATCGGTGCGCTTTCGATCTGCGAGAGGAAGATCTCTGCCGCGGTCGTATCGACCTTTCCGGCCTCGCCGCGGTCCAGCTGGATCACGGACTCCTGCGAGGCCAGCGCCGAGAGCTTGATCAGGGCCTCGTCGAACTTCGCGGGCTCGAGGCGGCCATCCTGTCGGCACCGCTCGAGGCGCGAGAAGAGGAGCGCCTTCCGCTCCTGCGCGCGCTCGGCCATGATGGCCTCGAGCTGGACTCCCTGCTTCTGCATCTGCAACATCGCCACGTTGCCGACTTCGACGCCGGCTACCAGTTGCGTGTACTGGTCGCGGCTGAGACGGACCGAACCATCGGGCTCGACGGTCGGCTGCACTACGGGAGCCGCGGGCGCGGGAGGGACTGCGGGAGTCGCCGGAGCCGCGGGGGTGGTCGGCACGGTCGCCACGTCGTCTTTCTTCGTCGCCATTCCCTCGTGCTCCTTTCGAGTTGGGGAAAGCATGTCCTCTGGGGGTACTACCACCTTGGCGTCCCCCTCGTCAAGTACGTTTTCCGTTTCGTCGATCAGAAAACCCACGGCGTTGCGATCTGCCGCGATGCGCTGGACCTCCTCGAAGGTGCCCAGACCCGTCCACCAAGGTTGATTCGTGATCTCCACGTGTTCGAGCGCCTCGAACATCTCTCCCGTCCGGAAGTCCGGGATCTCGCCGACCCCGATGGAGCTTCCCTGGATTGTTCCGTTCGCGATCTTGGCCGCAACCTCGGGCTCCGTGATCTCCATCAAGCCGAACGTCCGGCCATCTTCCTCGTCGATGTAGATCGAGCGGACCCAGCCGCAATCGAGCATCGGCTGGCCATCCAGGTGGACCAGAGAGACGCGCGTCGGCACCTGATGCTTCTCGCGATTCTCGGCCCACTGCCTCATCCGCTCGGGCGAGAACTCGATCTCGACGCCCGGCTTCTGCGGATGCACGCACTTCCCGGGGCGAATTAGCTCCTTCCAGAACCACCGCGAGTTCGGGCCCGACGCTTCCACCTTGACGGTAGGATCCTCGCGCCACGGCTCCATCGCCATGTTGGCGATGTGCATGGTGCCGAGACGATCCGCGTTGACGGTCCCCTCGTGCTTCTTGACCCAGGCCTTCGCCTGGGCGAGCGTGAACTTCGTCTCGTCGAAGACGTAGCTCTGGATCTCGGACCCGCCGCCCTCCTTGAATCCGATCACGGCCGTGATGCCTGGCGAGAGCTCCTTCGTTCGGAACCGAACGTAGTCCTTGGGGTCCTTCTGACGAATCCGGATCGTCTTTCCCTTCACGTCTACAGGCATGGCTGTCTCCTAGGAAGTCTCCACAACGAATTCTGCGAGTTCCGGCTTGACCAGGAAGATCAGCCCTCCATCTCCATCGAAAGGCTCCTCGTGCAGATTCTCTCCGAAGGCGATCTCATGTGGGATGCCGCCGGGGAACGCATCGCACGTGCCAACGTCATCGGCTTCGTTTCTCAGGCCCCTGAACCTTTGGCACAGGAGACAATTCGGGATCGGAGTGCTCACGGGATAACCCCCCCAAGTCTACGATAGAGACTCATCACGCTCTCATGGTAGACCTTGCCATCAAAAAGTCCAGTCCAAGTTTCGGCCACGAACTCGGCGGGATTGGCGGTTGCGTATCGACTCACTTTCATGGCCGTCATGTAGTCTTCCCCAACCAATCTGGCCGTGCTTGTGTAGTGGCGCTGCAACGAGGTTCCCTTGACGTTCATCCAGTGCGTTCGATGCCCTAGTTCATGGCGAATAGGCTGCGCTTCATGCGATGTGGACCACCAGTGGCTTTTGTAGGCCGAATCACACAGCAGTTTTGGGTGCCTTGCCCAAGGAGAATGAGGAGCGACGCGCATGGCATCGGAGAATGATGAATACGTGGCCACGGCGTTCTTGACTACACGCCTCGCCGTTTCTGGCTCGCAGGTCACAATGGCAGGGAGGAACACTCCGCGGTTCCTCGCTTCAGTCATCGTCCTGGCGACCCGATTTAGCGTAGAGAGGGTCGCGCTGCCTATCCTGACTTCAGCGATTCCCAGCTTGTCCTTGAGGAACTCGACGATCTCTGCCTTCCTGCGCAGCTCCTTGTATTCGATTGGTTTCTGGGGAGCGGTGACTGTTATCGGTGGCGGTGTCTTCGGCACCGGAGCGGCGATCATCCTCTCGGCCAACCCGTCTGCGTGCTTCCGCAGCTCGACTACGTTCCAGTCATCGAGGTAGCCAGGGATCTCTCCCTCTCTTCCCGCCGCCTGGTAGAGCGACCGGATGCGCTCGCGGAGTTGCCGCTTCGCCTTCGCCACGATGCCGTCGAACCCAATGTCCGGAGGATCGAATCCGCGGAGCTTCAGGATCTCTGGATCGGTCGGCTCGATGAACTGGTTCTCCGGCAGGTCGGACATCTCCGCGGCCGAGACTCGATTGCCCTCGTCGTCTCGGAGCTGCGTCGAACCGCGCAGCCAGAACACATCGCACTGACAGCTCGCGTGGTAGGGCGGTCTCGGATTCCCGTCCCCGGGCTTGACCATCATGCCATCGACGGCGCGGCAGTAGTTGCACGTGTTCGACTCCATCACCGAGGTGATGATCCCCGAGACCGCACGGTCCGTCGCCTCGACTGTGCCGACTCCGACGGCCATCAGCGGACTCCCTGCCGAAGAGATTCCCACTCATAGACGGACATCGTTCCGGCGTCCTCCGCACCGGGGAATGGATCCCAGTTCTCACAGCACCACGGACCATCCGCGCCAAACCAGGAATTGCGCGGATCCCAAGGAGGCCCCGTGTACAATTCTGGCATCCGTAGCGGGGGCTGAGACATGAGAGGGCCCCGCCCCAGCGCCAGGCTCTCCCAATGTTCGCATGGATGCAGCTTGCAAGTGATACACCCCTTCCCACAAGCTAGTGGAATGTAGGATGGCCCTGGCGGATCGTCGTCTCGGCCCGGAGACACATCGAAGTTCTCGGCGTCCGCGATCCAGAACTTGCCCTCTCGGACGTTCCGGTAGATGTAGGGCGTTGTCCATACCATCAGGAGATCCTACCGGCCGCATAGAGAGAGGCGACCTTTTCGCGCCCCTGGTTGAAGGCCTGCTGCAGCTCGGTTCTCGGCGATGTTGAGACGATGCGGTTGATTCTGCCCTGCATCGCAGAGGTCGCTGCCCCGATCACGGCATCGGGAGGGGCGTTGTTCTGCGCGCCAAGGGCGGCGAGTCGGGCCGCCGAGATGAGTTCTGTGCTGTGCTGCTCGGCTAGAGTCTCAGCCCGAAGCAAGATGTCCTGCTTCAGATCTGCCGACATGCCGACAGCACCTTGTACATCAAGTTCCCGGCGGCCCGACTCGATCCCGAACGTGTAGGCGGCCTCGATCTGCACGGCCACCGTGGTCTTGTACTCAGAGACGAATGACGGCCCCATCTCGCGCAGGATCGAGGACGTGCTCTTCGGAGAGTCCACGGCCCGGCGCACCTGCGCGCTCAGCCTGCCCGCCATCTTGTCGAGGACAGCCTCGACCGATGCGATGTACGCGGCCTCGGCCTTGGCAAGCCAGCTTTTCATGCCGCCGACCTTCACTCCGGGCAGCATCTGCGGGAGCTTGGAGTCAGAGCGGGCGAGCCGAAGCTGATCGGCCAAGACAGCGCGCTCGAATTGCGCTTGCCCTCCCGTCGGCATCTCCAAGACATCCGCCTCGCCGGCAGGGACTAGGAGTTCCAGCTTCTCGTAGGCCTCCTTCTTGCTGACAGGCAGACCGAGAGCTTTCGCTGTCAGGAATTGACGCCAGACGTTGAGAACCACCGCCTTCTTCATCTCCATGTCCATCTCGACGGGCGCGACTTCCTGCTCCGGTTGCTCGTCCTTGCCCTTCAGCAACGGCACGTCCATCTGATCGAGCATGGCAACGAAGTCAATCCCGAACTCGCGCGTGCCCTCGTTGGCGAAGAGCTCGAGGAGGTGCTGGAACAGAATCTTGTCCTCGTCGCGGAGCGGCTGAAACTTGAACCGCGCCTCGATCTCGCCCCAGTTCCACCGTGCGAGCGGCTTGACGAGGAACTCCGTCACGTGCCCCGCGATGTCCTCGAGGTGGCCCTCCATCAAGAGCAAGAAGAAATCGCCCTGCTCGATCGCCTTGGCCAACGAGCCGGAGCCGCCCTTCGTGATCTCGTCGGGGACTCCCATCGCGCGGGCCTTGCGCATGTCAAGCAGATCGTGGGTCGCAGGGAAATTGAGCTGGTCGGAACCCGTCTCCATCATCCTCGCGCGCCAGCGGTCTGTGTTCGGGCCGCCCGTGCCCGATGGGAGAACAACTCCGCCGCCGGCCCGGAGCGACTCGGGAGACATGACCTCCTGCATCAGCTCCAGGTTGTTCTGCATGATCGGCGTCCCGTCTTCCTCCTCGCCAACCTTCGTTTGGCCCTCGGGGGCATATCCTACCGTCGGTTGGATGGCCCGCGTCTCCAAGAAGATCCCGTGGTAGTCGAACGCGAATCGGTCGAGGTAGTAGGCGCGGTATGCTGGGGTGAAATCCGAGCGACCGTAGATGTTGCCAAACTTCGGATCGTTCGTGAAGACGAAGGACTTCTCCGGAGGGATCGTAACGGTCTGCATGCCCTGCTGCTGGATCAGGCCGGCGAAGCTCCCGTCTTCGTCGGTCAGGATCTTCATGTTGTGCGGACGCAGAGGAACCGGCTTCTTCCACGTCCAGGGCGTCGTCGTCGTGTCGAGCCTCTTCTCGAATGGGGCCCACCCGTACTGCAGCGCCCGCGTCATGTCGCGCGCGAATGCCGACCACCACTCGCTGAGGTTCTTCTCCAGCGCCTCTTTCGCCTGCGCGTTGTCGCACTCGATTGTCCACTTCGCGCGGCGAATCACGTAGGCCTTGATCATGTGCGGAAAGATCACGCCGGAGTCGGCTTCCATCTCGTCGTAGGTCGATGCCGGCAGCTTGCTCGGATTCTCGCTCGGGAGGCTCGTCTTGCCTGGAGCCATGAACGGCCGGAGCTGGAGATCGCGCATCCAACTCCGTCCGATCTGCATTCCGGCCGGGACGGGTCTGTTGTTCTCGATGGCGCTGCGCGGGGAACGTGCTACGTGATCGGGCATGACCTACCGCGCCTCCGTTTTCCAGATGCCCTGGCCGGGTTGGAAGATTTCCCGGCGCGTTTTCCCGGCTATACCACGGCGACCCCACGAACCGGAAGGGCTTTTTTTCGTCTGTCGATCCTGCAGCGGCTGAAACGACGGCAGTCCCTTCGGCTTCGGCGGGTGTCCGAAGCCGCCCGCCCCGACAATCTGCGTCGCGAGCCAGTCGTAGTTGTCGGCGTGTCTGTGGTGATCCGAACGCGATCCCTCGACCCAGTCGTAGCGGTTCTTGAGCGCGTTGTGTACTCGCACCGAGGCTTGCATCTGCTCGTAGAATTCTCCACCGTCGAGGTCGCGCGCGTTCGCCGGGAGGATGTTCCGACCGCTCCGCAGCTCGGCGAATGTGGCGTCCAGGGACATCGTTCGATCCACCTTGAGGATCATCTCGGCGTGGTCAAGCTGGATCTCGCGGATGGTTCCCGCCGAAGGGTACTGACAGAGCCAGACTCGGCCCGGATGCTTCGCGGCGAACGAGCGCGCGAGGTGCAGCTCCGGGGCAGCGTCGATCACGCAACAGGCCACGTCGTATTCGGCCATGAGCCGGTCCAGTTCGAGCGGGTTCTCGACCGTCCCGATCCAGGCCGCGACTCTTCGGCCCTCGTGGCGAAACGAAATCCGCACGTGGAGGATCTTGCCCACGTCCACGCCCATCGTGCAGCCGTAGACCCTCGAGGGCCAGCCCTCGCCCGAGCGGCAGGCGTCGAGGAGTTCGGGCGTGACCTTCGACTCCGCGCTCGTGTAGTCCTCGCCGAGACAGCCGTTGTGGAACTCCTCCATCTCGGTCGCGTTGCGTAGGCCCCGGTCGTACTTGACGAGGAGCTCCTTCGGCGTGTTGGTCGGCGAGAAGAGCATTGAAATGTGGTACCCGCTGATGTCCGCGCCGGGGGTCTCGGGGACCCACTCACCCGGCCCGAGGTTGTCGAGCGGCGCGTGGCAAGCGCGACACACGACGCCGCGGCCCTCATCGAGGCCGGTAGGATCGAGCACGTGGTACGCGAACTCGCCCGTGCGCAGAATCACGTTGGCGAACCAGTCAAGCGGCTGGCGTAGACCGCAGGCGTGGCAGCGAAGATGCCAGTGCTTCCGGTCGCTCCGGTTGTAGATCTCCGCGATGCCGAGTCCAGCGGCCGTAGGACGCGAACACCAGGCTTGCAGCTTGAGGTCCGAGCCGCGTAGCCGTTCCTCGGCCAGGCCGAGGTTCGTGGGTTCGCAGAAATTGACCTCGTCGATGATGAGGAAGTCGATGGGGACCTCGGTGAATTTCGCCGGAGAGTTCGAGCCGACGAAATTGATCATCCCAGCCCCGAACTGCTTGATCCCCTTGCTGTCGTCTCCCCCACCCTGGGCGAGGAGCGCCTGGTAGAACGGGGAGCGGAGGATCTGCTTGTCCACGCGGTTTCCGACGAAGCGGTTCTTGCCCTCGTCGGTCGGCAACACGTACATCGTCGAGATGCCCTGCGCCGTCGCGTGCAGGGCCCGGAGGATCATCGCCTCCGAGATCCCGCACTGGACGCTCTTCTGAATCGCGATCCGCTGCGCGTCGTCGTCGTAGATGTCGATGAGGTACTGTCGGTTGTGGAAGTCGAGCCTGCGGCCGTGGCTCTCGGTGTGATGCTTGATCGCCCAGTACCGCCGCTCACTGCTTCGGGCGACCGTTTCCTCCGCCACCTCCAGCGCCGTCAGCACCGAGTCGGCGTAGTCTTCCTTCTGCTTCCTCTCGGACTCGGTCGAGTTCGTCATCGCTCAAGTCTTGTAGCATCCGGCCATGGAGGATGTCAATTGGGCCGCCGTCGCGCCCGCTGATTTCCAGGTGCCTGGGCTTCGAGAGGAAGTACGACACCAGGTCCTTGAGCACCGCTGGGTCCGGGGGCACATCCACCTTGACGAGGTTGCCGTCCTTGTCGAGCACGTCCATCTTCCAGCCGAGCGACAGGCGGGCCATCGTCCGGAGAAGGGCCTCCATCGCGTCGACCTTCTTCCCCTCCTTCTCGGCGACAACCTCTTCGAGCAGTCGCTTGAGAACCTTCTCGGCGCGCTGGCGCATGGAAGTTCCGGCAGGATTCCCGCTCTCACCCTTGACCCAGCGGGGCCCGCACAGATTCGGATAGCCAGGTTGTGGGCTCATTGCTCAAATCCGGTTGCAACTCGGTTGCCGCGAACCATTGACCCTCTCCCTCTCAACCTCCGCGAAGGTGCGGCCATCTCCGTCGAGGGTTGCGTGTCCTTCGGTGAGCTTCTCCCAGCGCCTCAAGCAGAGATCTGTGTAGTTCCCCGAAATCTCGATAGCGTAGCATCGACGACTGAGCTGTTCGGCCGCCATGATCTGCGATCCGCTTCCCGCAAACGGCTCGTAGCAGATCCCTCCCGCCTTCGTGTGGTTCCGCATCGGAATGCAGAACAGTTCGACCGGCTTCTGCGTCGGATGCTCCTTCGTCCCATCACGTCCAAGTTCCCACACGCTCGTCTGATTCTTCTCCCCGTACCACGGCGGTGGATGCCCTTTCCTCCACCCGAAGAATGCGGGCTCATGCGCCCAGTGGTACATCCCAGAACGGGTGAGAACGAAGCCAGGTTTCTTCCAGATGATCTGGCGATGGAGGAGGACATCTGCTGCTGCTGCTGCTGCGAAGAAGCCCTGCGTGAGATGCGCATGCCACAAGTACCACGCGGCATCTTCGTAGAGGTATGGCAGCGCTGCCTTGAAGGCAGCCTCAAGGAACTCCTGGAGCTTCTCGTCCTTGAGGTCGTCGGATGCGATGTTCTCCCAGCGCGCCGAATGGTCGGAAAAGCCGGACCCAGGGATCCCATCCTTCGCCTTCACGAAGTCCACACCATAGGGCGGATCGGTGCAGAGGAGTTGCGCCTTGTCGGTGATGCCGAAGAGCCGCGCCACGTCCTCCGGCTTCGTCGAGTCGCCGCAGAGCAGCCGATGCTCCCCGAGGATCCAGAGGTCCCCCGTCTTCGAGATTGCCTTCTCCTGTACCTCGGGAACCTCGTCGGCATCGGGGTTCGGCACACTCGGCACCAGCCGCTCGAGCTCGGGTAGGTCGAATCCCGAGTAGGTCATGTCCAGGTCGCCGACGTCGAGGTCGATGAGGATGTCCTTCAGCGCGGGGAAATCCCACTCCGAAAATTCCCCACTTTTATTGTCAGAAATCGCGTACAGTTCCGGCTCGTCGAGATCACAGAAGATGACCGGCACCTTCTCCATGCCCAGCTTCTTCGCGGCGGCGAGCCTCGTGTGTCCCGCCCGGATCGTCCCGTCTGGGGTCGCGATGATCGGGTTGACGAAACCGTGGCCGGCGATCAGCTTTGCCAGCTTCTCGGCGGCCTCCTCGACACCGACTCTCGGATTCGCGGGCCAGACCTTGAGTCTGTCGAGAGTCACCCACTCGATCTGCTGCTGGTGCCGTGCTGGATCTGGGGCGTCGGTCATCTCCTCCTCTCCTTCCGGCTCACCAACGAGAAGACCACTTGGTGGGAGAACGTCGGCCTCTCCACGCCGCCCGAGAGATCCGCCGTGGTGATCAGTGGTATCTGGGCCTCGGCTCGGATAATGCCCCATCGCTCTGGAGACAGGCCGAGAGCCAGCAGGATCTCCCCCGGCGAAACCGCTACCTCCCGAGTCTCCATCTCGTCCGACGAGTGAAGCTCACCCTTGAGCATGCTCAGCTCAAGGTGTTTTCCGCCGACCAGCGGCCCCTTTGGATCGACCAAAAACTTGTCTACGATGAGATCGTTGATGA